ATGCTGGTGCACCGCCTCCTCCACTTACAGTTGCAAATGATAAATTACCACTTCCGTCCGTTTTTAAAACTTGATCAGCAGAACCATCCGAAGTTGGAACTTTAAATGCAGTTCCGCCTGATGTTATGATTAAGTTTGTACCGTTTGAACTTATGGATTCATTTGCATCTACGAATTGTAGTGTTGGAATATTACCACCAGTATCTGTTAATAATAGTCCTTTATCATGTACATGTGTAAGTTTAACTTCAGAATCTACACCAAAGTTTACAATAGATCCTAAAGTTCCTAATGTTAAATCGTCGCCTACAGATAAGTCTCCGGTGATAGATACATCATTGGGTAATCCGATAGTAACTGTGTTATTAGTAACGGCAACAGTAGTTTCGTTAGATATAGCAGTGAACGTTAATGTGTCTGTTCCTATTGTAACCGTATCTGTTGCACTACCATCACTAATAGATAATCCACTTGCACTTAGTATTGTAATAGTTTTTGTTGCACCATTACCAGTAGCAGTAACGCCAGGGCCAACAAAATTTAAAACTGTTGCCGCAGTTGATAAAGCAGAACCTTCATCTTGTACTGTAATATTGCTTGTAATATTACCGCCAGTACTGATAACAATACCACCAGAGGTTTCCCCGTCACTAATTCTAAGTGTTTGGTCTGCATTATTATACCACAGACGACCTTCTTCACCCAAACGGGTTGCACCGTCGCCGAACTTTCTTAGTTGTGTTCTAAAATCTTGGGTAAATGCGCCACTGTTAATAGCCATTATTCTTCGCCGATATTACTACTCGTAACAAGTTTAGAGATAATTGGAGAAACTTTTCCGAGAGTTGCTTTTTGCAATTCAAGTGCTTGTTGTTGTGGTGCTACCATAACTGGATTTTGTTGATTTTTATCTTCATCGTCAGTATCCGAAGACTGATTATCTAATGCATCAATCACATCAGCCAATGCTCTCATAAATTCTGATGCTCTCATTATCTAACTCCTACTTCAATTATGTTTAAACTGTTATTTGTTTTGTTTTGTTGCATTTACTATACCTTTAACATACATTCAATAAGTTTCTCATCTGAGTTAGAACTACTTTCTAACGCAAGTCCAACTAAAGGACCATTTGCAGTATTACTAGCAACGCCACCGTTATCTGCAAATACTGGTTGACCTTTTGTTATGGCACCTGTTACTTTTACTGGAACTCGTCCTACAAATGCTAATTCTTGTCCATTTTCTAATGCACTATTCATTAAAAATCCAGGTAACGTAGATATAACACCTGCAATGTATGCTGAACTTGCACTAGCGGCTGTTATTTCTTCATCACCACCTACTACCATTACTGTACCAGGTGAATAAGTTTGATCGCCGATATATTTCTCAGCCAAGTCACCATATACTGCTGCGGAAGCAGTACCAGTTAATCCACTTGAAGCAACGATTGTTTGTGAGAACGTACAAGCACCTGCGGCTGCTATAGTTATTGCATCACCGTCTGTCGCAGTACCAATAGTTCCACCGTCTCTAATAGTAAAGTCGCCTGCTATTGTAACTGATCCAACAGAATTCAAAGTCATCTTTGGAGTTGCACTTGCAGCTGCAGTTTCACTAACACCAGTTGTAAATATTAATTTAGTTGGGTTTGCAGTAGCAGAGAATGTATCCTCTGCGATTGCGTGGATACCTGCCGCAACTGCGGCACCATCTGTACCATCAGAGTCACCAGCTGCAAATTCTATAGATGCAATCACTTCATTAGCAATAATAGCGTCTTCTTCAGATTTTAATTGCAAAACAATAGGAAGATTGTCACCAGCAGTAACATGAGTTAATGTTAAACCTACATCAGCAACATGGGTCAATGTAATTTCATCATTTGTACCAAAGGATATAATTGCGCCATCATGTTGTAATTCTAAATCTTGTGTTAGTGTTACATCTCCATCTGCACCGATTGCGATTGCATCTGGGTCTGAAGCAGAGCCTATAGTTCCAGCATCTTTAATTAAGATGTCGTCTACAAATGTTACAATTCCTGTTGATGCAATAGTAATTGCTGACGTTGATGATGCAACACCAATAGTTGCTGCATCTTTTAGAACTAAGTCATCTACTAAAGTAACAATACCTGTTGATGCAATAGTAATTGCTGATGTTGAACTAGTAACCCCTATAGTTGCCGCATCTTTTAAAATTAAGTCATCTACTAAAGTAACAATACCTGTTGATGCAATACTAATTGCTGAAGTTGATGATGTAACACCAATTGTTGCAGCATCTTTTAAAATTAAATCGTCAACTAATGTTACAATACCACTAGATGCTATTGTTATTGCAGTAGTTGCAGAAGCAGCACCTATAGTACCGCCGTCTTTGATTAGAATATCATCTACAAATGTTACAATACCACCAGATGATATTGCGATTGCACCAGTAGCACTTGCAGAGCCTATAGTTCCAGCATCTTTAATTATGAGGTCATCAACAAGAGTTACTATACCAGCAGATGAAATTGTTATTGCAGTAGTTGCAGAAGCGACACCTATAGTACCACCATCTTTTATTAGTAAATCATCTACTAGGGTAACAATACCACCAGAGGAAATTCCTATAGCACCAGTAGCACTTGCAGAACCAATAGTTCCTCCGTCTTTAATTATGAGGTCATCAACAAGAGTTACAATACCAGCAGAAGAAATTGTTATTGCAGTTGCGGCAGAAGCCACACCAATAGTACCACCATCTTTAATTAGAATATCATCTTTAAATGTTACAATACCAGCAGATGAAATTGTAATTGCATCATTAGTGGATGCAACACCAATCGTACCACCGTCTTTAATCATAATATCGTCAGCAACCGTAAGTAAACCAGCACTGCTAAGTGTCATTTTTGCAGTTGCACTTGCTGCCGCTGTTTCTGAAACACCAGTTGTGAATACTAACTTAGTTGCGTTTGCTGATGCAGAGAATGTTCCTTCTGCAATAGCATGTATGCCAGCTGCGACTGTTGCACCATCTGTTCCGTCTGAATCGCCAGCGGCAAATTCTAATGACGCAATCACTTCGTTAGCAACGACAACATCTTCTTCAGACTTTAATTGTAATACAATAGGTTTGTTATCAGCAGTTGCAACATGGCTTAAGGTTAAACCTGTATCAGCAACATGGGTAAGTATAATATCTTGGTCATTACCAAAAGTAACTGTACCGCCGTCTGCTAAGAATAAATCTGACCATTCTAAACTAGCACTACCAAGTGCTTGCCCATCTGCACTACTAGGTGTATTTGCACTTGCAGTTGCAAAAGATAATACTCCACTACCATTTGTTGCTAAAACTTGGTTAGCACTTCCGTCTGATGCAGGAACAGTAAATGCAGTACCACCAGAGGTAAGTATTAAATTACTACCATCGGATGAAACACTTTCATTAGCATCAGTTAGTTGCAGTGTTGGTCCACCACCACTATCTGTTAATAATAAGCCTACATTATGTACATGTGTAAGTACAATTTCATTATCGGCACCAAATTTAATAATAGATCCATCTGTTCCTAATTCTAAATCGTGATTCAATATAAGTGTACCAGCATCAGCACCACTGAATGTTGCCATTGTTATATCTGCGTTATTATCTGTTCCTTTGATTATAACATCTGAATCATTAGCAGCCGCATCTATTGTAATATTACCACTACTTGTTGTTATGTTAACTGCCGCATCACCAGCAGTTAGATCATCGGCTGCACTAGATACTGTATCAAATGATAATACTGCACTTCCGTTTGTTTTTAAGAATTGTCCAGCACTGCCATCAGCAGTTGGCAAACTAAATGCAACACTGTTTGATGTTAGAATAAGTTTAGAACCATCTGATGAAACACTTTCGCCAGCATTATGCAGTTGTAGTGTGGGATCGCCACCACTATCTGTTAATAATAATCCTGTGTTATGCACATGAGTAAGTGCTATTTCTGAATTAGCACCAAACGATAATATTGCACTATCTGATATAAGTCTAAGATCGTCACCAAGACCTAAGTCACCGGCTATACCTGCTCCACCTGCTACAGTTAACGCACCTGAAGTACTACCAGTTGAAGCAGTAGTTGCACTAATAGCAACTACTCCACCAGATGATATTGCGATTGCATTTGTATCACTAGCAGAACCTATAGTTCCAGCGTTTGGTATTATAAGATTGCCACTTAGTGTGAGTGCTTGTGATGAGTTAAATGTTGCCGCAGTTGATCCACCAGTTGCAATAGTGATTACATCTGAACCAGAGAACGTAATACTTGTATTTGCATCTGTATCACCAGTAAGAGAATCTAATGAAATACTACCAACATTTGTTAGGTTTGCGTCACTCATATCAAAATCGCCAGTGACATCTAAGTCACCACTTACTGTTAAGTTTCCTGCAAATGTTGCGTTAGCACCACTGCCTGTAAGCATAGTGGTTGTACCTGATTTTATTATTAAATTACCACTTGTGTTAGTAGCACTACCAAATGTTGTACCACCATCTTTAAAGAATATATCTCCCCCATCTGCATCTAATATAATATCAGTAGTAGCATCTAGTGTTATAGTTGATCCAGAATCAATTTCTGTAATTACAGGAGTTGTTAAGGTTTTATTAGTTAATGTTTGTGTGGCAGCGTTTTGTGTAAGTTGAAACCCGCCAGCAGTGGTACCGTCATGTACTCTAAGAGTATCTAAATCTGTATCAACACTAATTTCCCCTACCGATCCGGTAAAAGCATTATTCTGAGATGTTGTTCCTCGTCTATGTTGTAAAATAGTTGGCATTAGTGCTCTCCGTTATATTATGCATATCCATATAATTTTATTAAAAATTTACCAGCAGTATATGTTGCGTTAGTAGACCCGCCACTAGCAACAAGATACAAATACCCATTAGCAGGAGGAATAGTTGTTAACCCTGCAGAGTGTACTATACTAACTAAGTCTATTGTATTTCCAATATCTGAAGTAAGTATTGCACTATCTGCTTTTATAGTGCCGTTTGATGCTAGGG